AGAGACTTGATCTAAGATTCCGTCAGCAACCGACTCTGCGAGGCGCTTGTTGAGGGAAACATTTTTCTCAATCTGCTCGTTGAGTTTTGTTTCCATGTCATCAAGTTTGTCTACCATGTTATGGACAACATCATATTTATCTTCAGGGATTTCTACATAATGTGCTTCAAAAAGGTCCTTCATGCCCGAGAGGAAACTCTCGGTCATTTCAGTTTTCAGACCTTGGTCGATGACGAGTGCATTCTCTTGGAACCACTCATCAGCGACGTACTCAAGGTAAGAATCAACTCTTTCCGAGAGTTCTCCCTTGAATGTTTCAACTTCTTCTGCAAATACAGAAGAATACTTCTCTTCGAGTTCTACTTGAATTTGTGAAACTTTTGCATTAATAGCAGTCTCGAAGATTACTTTTGCTTTTTCTTGGAACTCTTCGGAAAGTTCTTCGCCAGCAAGAAGCGCATTGACATCTTCTTCGATGTCATATTCGACTACTTCTTCCTCTTCAGCAACTGTTTCTTCCTCAGTTGTCTCTTCTTCAGCGACTACTTCTTCTTCTGCAGTCTCTTCTTCTGCGACAACTTCGTCTTCGATCTCTTCTTCTTCCTTAACAGGATTCGCCATCTTGGGCATTGAATCTGCAGGTTTTGCTCCCTTATTTACAACATCTTTGACTTGCTTCAGTGTTGCACCGGGTTCTTTCAGTTTTGCTGAATCATCATCAGGCTTATAGTTTTCTGGTGTAGGTCCACCCAGATCTTCTACAGAACCGAGTTGGGTTCCGGGATCTGCCATTGTTGGCATAGGATCTGCTGGCTTTGCGCCAGAGTTTACAGCAGTTTTGGATTGCTTAGTGCCTACTTCCATTTCTTGTAAATCTCCACTGGACATGTGAACTCTCCGATTTAACCTTTGTATAATCTATATTTATTTAGTATATTAAAGTTTTGAGATAAATTCATCAAAAAGACTTAACTTATACTCTTCTAGTAACTTTTGATCAACCAATGTGTTGATTTTTTTCTTTGTATTTTCTGCGAGTCTTTCGCGAAGAATGCCTCCTTCCCAGACCCATTCTTTACCTTCCATGATACCTTCGACAAAGGCATCAGGAGCAGATGGATCTGCGACAATATCAGCAGCAGTTGCCAGCATAAAATCTTCACCAACTTCAGAATATCCTTCTTTAGTTGGTTTTAATGACCCTACACCACGAGAAGAAACACCAAGAGTTACACCCTCTTTAAGTAAAGATTCGGCAATTTTTCCCATTGGTGTGGAAAGAATTTGCGCTTTTCCGATAAAATTGTTACCTTCTTGACGAAGACCTACAATTTTATGTGAAACGCGATCGAGATTGATTGATGGGCCATCAGGATGTCCCAGTTCTCCAAGAGCACGACCTTTGTTGATATACGAATCTGTATATCTGCCGACTTCGCGTTCCATTACAGATCTGCGATATACTCTTCCATTTCGGTTCTTCGTTTCAGTTTGTAAAAATGGACCCTGAATAAACAGAGTTTTTTTACCATTTACTGACTCGGTAAGAACTTCAATGTTCTCGATTTCTTCTCGGATAAGTTTCATGTGATTAGTCTGTAAATCCTACTTGAGATCCTTTTAATGATCCTGAACAGAAAATAACCTGATAAGATTTCTTTTCTATCATTTCAACAGTCTTTGATAGAATCGTAACTGTAATTGGAGTTGCTCCAACTTCATCAGCTAAACTTAAAGTTGCTGCAGAAGTAGAAGAATTTACAACTCTAACAACAGTTGCTCCATTCAGAGTTGTTGCTGCAGAAGCATCAGTTGGGAGTGAAATCTCGTCCCCAATAAGTAATGTTCTAGACATATTAAATATAGATTAATATACTTTATTTATCACTCAGACTCTTCATCTGAAATTTGTTCTTCAGCATCAAAACCAAAAGCGTTTTGTGCAGCACTTGGTCTGAAAGCATCGACTTTTTCTGAACTCTTTGCAAAGAGTAAATCTTTGATTTTATCGCTGATTGATGATGGTGATTCATCATCAATAATCATATCTAGAAGGTCGTCCATAGTTTAAATGTATTAAGTATATTGACTATTTATATTTCCCCACCCTTGGGCATTTCTGGGGCCTTAGTAACTTCTCCCTGCGCTTCCAAATCTGGTTCCATCATTGGAGCACCAAGATCTCCTCCGCCCATTGCATTTGGATCTTGGAACGGCATTCCAGTTGTTGGATCAATTGTAGCAGGATCGGGAATAATTCCTGCTTTAATTTCTGCTTCAATTAACTGATCTTGCTCAAGGATTTCTTCATCAGTCTGTCGTAAGATCTTACGTCTTACATAGTCTTGAGAATAATACTTGCCAACATATGGTTGTGCTGTCTCAACTAAACCAAGTCTTTCCTGCATTAACTCAGATTCTTTCAGTTCTGAGAAGTGGTTATCATATAAGAAGTCATATTGAATATGTTCACTCATGATCTCCCAATCTTCTGGAGTGACAATATTTTTTAGAATCAACTGAGTTCTCAGCATATCATTGAACATATTTGAGAATCTTTTTCTCAAACGTGCGACAAACTTTGTGAATTTGAGTTCATCTCTCAGGATCTCAGAAGATCTCCCCAAGTTAAACCCACCTTCTCCATCCATTCTTGATGGGGGAACATTAAGCGCACGGTAGAGTTTCTTTTTAAAATATTCAATATCCGTGATTTCTCCCAGGTTTTGTCCGCCAGGCAGTGTGGTGATTTCGGTTCCTCTTCCGCCCTCACGCCTGGGAAGCCAGAAGTCTTCAAGCATTGACATGAATTTTTTGTCATCTCTAATCTCTCCTGTTGATGCATCATACACTAACTTGTTACGATATCTCATCATAACATCACGTAGATATTGTTCTGCTTTGACCTTGGGAAGATTTCCAACATCAATATAGAAAATACGACGCTCTGGTGCTCTTGACAATCTGTAAATCACAAGACTATCTTCAATCATTCGAAGTTGATTGAGTGCCTTGATTGATTTGTGAAGATATGAAAGTGTTGTTCCCTTGTTTCTATCTACTAAACCAGAAGTACAATATGTGATGGAATCTTTTGCAATCTTAATTCCACGAGTTGCATTGGTTTGCATTGGGTTCCCAGTACCCGTGGATTTTGGATTGTAGATGAAATATTCTTCCAATTCTGGGAAATCATAGTCCATTGGATTTTGATCTCTCAGATTCTTAGACATTACTCTGTCATATTCTGACTTTTCTTTCTTTTTCTGCTGACGAATATATCTCATTTTCATTGCGTCAATATAACGCAACTCCTGAATACCCTCTTGTGGATTTTTTAAATCGATAATTTTGTGATAATATAAACGACCATCAATGTACCAGTTGCGGTAAATTTCATGTGATTTTTTATCAAAATCTAATAAGTCTAAAATATACTTAAATTCTTCTCTGATTTTTTTCTTAATTCCATCACTGGCATTGAGATTTGAGAGTTCGATCTCAATTGGACTATCATTTGTATCCGAAACAATCGCTTCATTTACAATATCTTCGATTGCACTATCACATTCTGGATGAAGAGCCATCTCTCGATATCTCTTAATCAAATCAAATTCAGTTTTATATACTCCCTCAATATCGACATATGAACCAAAAAATCCACTGCTCATATAGTGGTCAACCCCGTCCTCATTATTAGGAGGAACGGGGGAAACCGCAGAGGGACTTAGTTTGTCGTCGCTATCATCAATTGAAAAACCAAAGAGTTTTGCCATTATTAATTATTATTTTCTACTATTTATCACTTAACCTTAGTTGTGTTCTGATCCTTGCCACCACCAATTTCAATGTTTTGAACAGCAAACTCTACAGTAAACTCTTCAATAGTATCTCCAGTGTCATATGAAAGTGCAATATCACTAACCGAAACTGGCCAAATATCAATAAATTTATAAGTTCTTAATGGACTTACTTCATCACCGTTAGAACCCGATTCATCATGTTTTTTACTTTCTGCATTAGAACCATAACCTCTACCGAGTTGATAGACTTTTGCATCTACCATATACTCTGTTGGACTTGTTGCTCCACTGTTATTATCCAGTTTTACAATGTGATTGTGCCAAGTTTCGAAAGCAGTTCTGATGTCGAAGTTTTCATCGTTGATAATTGTAATTGACCAGTTATCAATAGTTCTGTCTCCAGCGACTTTAAATATTCTTCCTCTAAAGGGAACATCAATTGAACCTACAGTTGATGCAGGAATATTTGCAGCCTT